TTTCTAAATCCCCATGTATAAATACCTGATAATTCCTCAGAATCAGATTGGAAGAATTCAATATTCCCTACTTGACCATCACCTTGCTCATAATGATGTCTAGTAGATAAAAGTTCAGCATATTGAGCTGCCTCTGGCTCTGGACTTCCATATATTTTTACGTTAATGTCATTCAATCCAGAATCAAAACCATCATTAGCTAAAATTCCGATTGGAGTAAGTCCTGTGCTATCTATGCCACTTGCATCTAAGTTAATTTCTAAGTAATTACTATTTGGATTAGAATCTAAGACCTCTATAGAATGTAGAGTATATTCCCCTGCTGCTTCTAGCCAGGGAAATGTATAATCAATAATATTACCATTATTAGAGTCAAATACCCCTGTAAATAATGGCTGAAAAGTTACATTAGTCCCAACTAAAGTTAGATTATTGTCCTCGTAATCTTGGAGCAACTCAGCCAATGTCGCGCCTTGTTGTGAAACTATAAGACTATCATTAACAGTAAACCTTATTTTATTATTTATATATGCTAAGGTAAAAATACCAGTGTCATCAAGAGTAGTGTCAATTAAAAGATCAGCTACAGGTTCAACTTCATCTGGAGGAATTAGGGCATCAATAGCATTTAAATCATCATCTGTGACAGCAAAGTCGTTATTAATATCTGCATTCATAAAACCTTGCATTGTAAGTTCAGAAGTACTTGGATTATCTATGTAGCTTTGTACTAATTCCACATCTGCCTCAGTAACAACTCCATCAAGATTTGCATCTCCAGGCAAAAAGTCATCCCCCATAGATTCTTTTACATTATTTATAAAGGCTACTAAATCTGACACAGTTATATCACCATCGGCATTTATATCTGCATTTAAAAGCTGTTGTTCATCTAAATATCCACTTTGGAAAACATATCCCCTCAGATATTGGAAGTCATTGATTGCGTAAGCCTCACCATCATTATCAACATCGCCAATTAATACTGTTGGTGCATCAGGTTCTTCTTGCTCTCCAGGGACTGCAACTGCTCCTGATAAGTCGTGCATTTGTATTGCCTTAACAGATACGCCATTCATCGTTTTTGTTACGTCTGTTATCATAAAATATGGAAGAACTGCTTGTTGGTCTCCTACTATATCTGGCAACATAGGAAGGCCTGTAATAGTCATAATGTCTACCCCATAAGGAGAAAAGAATGATTTATACTCATCAGTTCCTAAACTTTTAAAATCAACGATATCTCCTACCTCTAAATCAAATCCTTGAGATAAGTTTAATTTAAAATCTACAATAGTATGTTGATTCTTATGAAGCTCATGCAAGTGGTTTCTTAGTAAAAGTGCTGTCTGTGGATCTTGTATATATGGAGCTTTATGCTCTAATAAAAAATCTTCTCCATCTATTTGGCTGTCGGTCAAGCCATAGTAATTTTTGTAATTTTCTATATTTGGAACTATTCTTTCTTCGGTAACATTTCTATACTCTTCTGTAATATAATCATAACCATACTTTACTCTACATTTAATAGCCAAGTCTTCTATTTTAGTTTTGCTAAATTTATAAGATTCCATGTAATCAACAAATATCGTTTTATCTGAACTTATATAATTATCTGTAATGCCTATAAAAGTAGGGGCTGAATTTTTTATAGATGTCTTATAGTAAGAATTAGAATTTTCACATATTTTCTGTAAAACATCTACTGTTCTCTGTGGTTCATGTAGAGAAAAACTTAAACTATATTTAGAGTCATTTGTATTTTTTGTTATAAATTGGCTTGATGGTACTTGAAATTCTCTTACAAGTAAATCTTTAGCTATATTCTTTGGAATTGTTATTAATTTTTTCGCTGGACTTATATCTTCGCTTTTCAAGTAAAGCCTAGTATACTCATCATTATCTGGGACAAATTCTGTAAAATTAACAACTTCTCCCCCATCAACCTCATCTATACTTATAACATTACCATTAACATCTGTATTTTTTCTACAATATACTAAGCTAATATTCTTACATTGGACATCAACATTTTGAGTTAAATCGCCATATGTCGAATTCTGCTCATAATAAGGGCTATTTTGCCTAAACAAAGTTCCACTTAATTGAAATGGGTATGCAGCAAGTTCTCCTATTTGTATCGTGCTTGTAAATTGATTTAGTTCTAAATCAAAAACGTAGTCAGTCTCTCCTTCTAATGAAGAATCTGCTAATGCCTGACTGCCATCTGCTTCGAAAAACAATTTTAACATTATCTCCGAAGAATAATCCCCTTGTTCTCTATATTTAAGTTTTTTATTGCCGATGTAGTCTAATACATACCTTAGTAGTAAATCATCTTGCGTTATAACTGTAGCGCCATCTGAAAAATCGTCCTCATCCCCAGATGGTCTTTGATTTTTAGATACCACAGTAAGAAGAGCATTGTCCACTCTCCATATTCTATTTTCTGGATTAGGGATGTAATTGTCGTATCTTCCTTTAGCATTTAAGAAGAACTTTTTATTAAGAGCATCTTTTTGATACCAAGTTCTTCTCATTAACATACCTGAAAAATCTGCATAAAAATCAGTATTTAAGTTAAACTCATCAAGAAGATTCTGACTACTAAGTCCAGTCGTGCTACCACTAAATGGAACAAAGTTAAGCAAAACAGACCTTGTGTCGTTCATAGCATAGGAAGAAACCCATCCACTTCTATTCCTCCATTGATTTATATCTTTATCACTATTATCATTTATTGGATAATTAAAGCAATGTCTGTAGTCAATTATTGGACTAGTATCATAGTTCGTGTCTTGAATATAAGAAGCACTAGTATAGTTTCGTGTTGACATTAAAAGCATTGGCGCTATCCTTGTTGGAACTTTTTGTATAGTAAAATAAGCGCCATTGGGGTCATCTACTGTATCAGAGTCGTGTTTGTCGTTAAATCCTTCGTAAGTATTTTTTTCTAAAATTTGTTCTTCACTATATTCTTCTGGGTCAAATTCAAAGTCTGCTACAGCACCATTTATTACGTTTGGATGAAATCCTAGAGGATTATGTCCTTGAAAATTTTCTTTTTCTTCATCTGTAAAGGTAGTTTTAAAAGTCATAGTATCGCCAAAGGTTTGATCTGCTTGTCCAGGGAAAAAACACCAAGCTAGCTTAGGGTGAAACCCATCATATCCTGCGTAGGTATCTGCATACCAGTCATGATGCACTTTTGCAAAAGTAATTAAATTATAGTCAGATGGAGCTTCTATTCCTTTATTGTCTGTAAAAATATCAGAATCGCATTTTATTTCCTCAAACTGAAAATCTATACAAGGATTACTTTGCATATAATGTTCGTCACCCTTACCTGGCAAATCAACCTCAGCCGATTCTCCTCCAATTATTCTCTGCGAAAATTGTATACTACCACTAACATTTCCAATATCGCCCCACTTAGCGCACACTTCTGTAAATAAGTCTGAATCAGAAAAATTTAAACTATTTATATTCTCATTAAGAAAAAATCTAAGATATTCAATCTTGCTATCAGAGCGACTATCAACAGCGTGCTGATTGTGATGGGCTACAGCATTATTTAATTTTGATAGCTCTCCTACGAGTAAAGCCCCTTGATCTAAAAATGGAGAAACGTCCTTTCCATCAATTCTCTCTGCATAGAACCTAACAAAATTAAATTGAGAATAACCATATAAATGATTATATACATCAAATTGTCTGTCAAATGGAGTCCTTAAAATCTTATCATTCGATTGTCTTGGGATATGTTTGTAGACTCTAGCCCCAGCATCTCCTAATTTTACAGTTAAAACATCTTGGTCTATAAGTTGAGTAACCTTTACTCCAGCAAAGCCACTATCTGTTTCTATCCCAATGTCGGTCGAAATAGCAGGGTCTGGCATATCTTTTATTCCAACCCCTGCAACTAAATCTGGTATTACCCAAACCTGATTTTCAAAAAGATTTGGCATATATGATATTGCTGGAGCTTCCTCTAAATGTCCATATAAAATTGGGACTCTTTGATTATTGTATATTTCTTGTGTTTTAGCATCCAAGTAAGATGAGTCGCTACTATCAGAAAATAAAGTATGCTCTTTCTTTGGAAGCTCAGTTTGAAGTGCATTGGATAAATATTCCTCACATTGTAATGTTACTTTTTGTGAGTCTTGATTAAATCTAGCTACTTTTAACATAGCTATCTTGGCGCAATCTGATAAAGTTTCACAACTTCCTGTTTTTAAATAAATCTCTACAGTTGCATTAAGCAATCCATATTTAGCCCTATCTGTAAATCTAAGCCCATCTTTTTCAAAATTATTTAAAGTTACGCTTGTTGAGGATATTTTTATTTTTTTTGTTTTAAAATTTATTGATTCTTTTAAGCTACCTATGTTAAGATCGTAGTCTTCGTAATAATTATCTTCAAAGTACTGCTGTTTTGTTGATATATAAAATGTGTCATTAGCAGATGTTATTATAGCCATAATATCAAATCCACTTACATCATCAATTAAATCCTTTTGTATTTTATTACTAAGAGTTATCATGACATCCCAAAGTCTGCACCTTTTCTAACTGCCTCAGCAATTAGTTCAGGTAATTCTGTTTCTACGAATTCAGAAGAAATTATAGGATTATTTATAACTATCGATGCTCCAGCGCCACCTTGATTCATGGCCTCTAAGTTATCTACGCCAATAGATTGTACAGCATTTCTACTCATAACAAACTCGCCACGCTCTGCTTCTATAATTGTGCCTCCTTGACTATGTCTTCTGCCACCGACTAAACCACCAGTTTCAAATTGCTGCGCCCTTATTTGTGTCGCAATCGCTATCATAGCTGCTGTTTCTAAAAGACCAGCAGCAGCAGATACAAAAAAAGGCCTCCCTTTATCATTGAAATTTTTTCTTACTGCTAAACCAGATCTTACTGCATCTATCACTGCAAGTCCATATTGTACATTAGCCATTTCTCTTGCAGACTTTGCGCCCATTTTCGCAACAGCTCCTAAGCCTTTAATGATATTGTCTGTATTGTCTTTAGCTAATTTTTTACTTTTTTCTTCAGCTTTATTTTTATTTAATATCATTTCGGTTTCTATTTTATAATTTTCTATTAACAACTCTTGCATTTTTGTTTGATGTTCAATTCCATTTATTTGTTCAAAAGTCATTAGAACTTCTCTTTCTTTTAGCCTCTCCAGCTCCTGCTGAACAATAGCGTGCCTATGATTGAGTTCCATGTCTTTCATTTTTGCATCGGTATAGTTCATTTGCGCACCAACATTAAGTTGAAATTGTTGCTCTAATTTAGCCTCAAGTAATGCTCTTTTAGTTGTATTGTCAAATGTTTTTTGGTCACTTTTTATTTTATCTTTATTAAAATCATCATTTTCTTTTAATTTTTTATTTAAGTTCTCTAACTCTTTCGCAACCCAAGAATAACGAGATTCTTTTTAGTTGCTTTAGTAAAAAGATTAGTTCCATGTGTGGCCAAAGATATAGCAGTAGTATAAGAAAGATATGCTGTTCCTGCTATTCCGATGGCAGTTGCGTAAGACTTTATTTCCTCTGCATCTATATTGTTTGCAAATTCTTTGGTTGCATTAGCAACAGAGATTATTACAGGTGCTAATATCTTACCCATCCTCTCAGCTAAATCCCCAACTGCATTGTTCATCTGATCCATAGCACCAAGAAGAGTTAATGTATCTCTTTCTGATGCTCCACCCATTTGTGTAGATATAGCTTTTAATGCACTATTTAATCTAGCCCCTGAGCCTGCTGCACCTTCAATCTCAATTCCATATCTTGACATTGAATTTGTTGAAGAAAATACACTTTTTGCAAGCATATCAGTAGCAGTATTTAAATCCATACCTTTTACTGTAGCTAAATCCATTGCTGCTTCTGTTAGTTGAGATATCGCAGCTTGCTCTGAGGTATAAGCAGATACTAGGCTCATTGCTCCTAGTGTTTGTTCGTCTCCAAATCTTGTTGTTGCTTGTAGTGCAGATGCTTTAGCTTTTAAAGAATCTATAGATGACCCAACTAAGCCCTCTAATCTTTTCTCGGCTTGCTCTTGTTCCCCATAAGCTCTACCAAGTTTTAATACGCTAGCATTTACAAGGCTAAATGCGAAAGAAGCAAGTAATAGTTTGGAACGAATAGTCGCAAAACTATTTTCTAAAAGTCTATTGTTTCTTACGCCTAAAGGGGCAAGCTTAGTGTTAGTTGATTGTTCTTTATTTAATCTTGCTAAGGCACGCTCATACGCCTTTGTTCCTTTTTCTAATTTTGTTTGTGCAAGATGTAATTGATCTATAGCACTTTTTAAAGAACTAGCCCCTTGAGCTTCAAATTTTACTGTAATTTTATTTGACATTTTGTTCAGCCTTTTCTTTAATCTTATTAATTACTCTCTTAATGATAAAGGATTTTTGTACCCATCTACCTGGTTGCTCTCCATAAGAGCCAGGATAAGGTTGTATGCCGAAGTTTTCGCAGTATATGTATCGTTGGATATTTTTTTGGCAATCTTTGTCGTATATGACGTTATTGCAAGTAAAAAAAGGAAGCTGAGATTGAACTGATTTTGCTACACTAAAGTCTTTATTATCTCTCAAGTTTACTTCCTTAGTTTCTTCTATAATTAAACGTATTACATCCCAAACGTCTTCATCGCAATTAAATGTGCGAGTTTCATACTTTCCATCTATCATGACAGGCAACTGTGCCTCGTAAGGAAAATTATGGAATTTACAGCCCCCACATGGCTCAACCATGACATTGAGTTCTATTTGGAGGCTTTCTCTTCCCCCACCATTATATACTTTTGTAATTCTAAAAATATCTCTGTTCTATCTTCAATAGAAAGCGTTTTTAAGAATTTATCAGAAGTATCTCCTTTTAATCCAATTCTAAGCCACTTTGTTATTGTAGTATTCATCATTTTAAATGTACCTACAGTGCCATCTTCATCGTACTTATATTCAATAGAATCAAGCAGCATATCTTGCTCATCTATTGAAACATCTTTAAAAACAACTTTCTTTCCAGATTTAGTTTTAAATTCCATAATGTTCCCTCTTTTTTTAGTTATCTATACTGCTATTTCAAAAAATAAATCACTTGAGCCGATACCAGCACCTAGTGCTTTAACTGACACATCAAATCCCATTACATCGCCTTCTGATAAAGAAAGGCTAGTAATAACTGAATTTGCAAATTTAAACTCAAATTCTCCATTTGATGGAGTTGCATCTGTGGCCATTAGAGTTGCACCTTCTGAAGCTCCAGTTGATTGATCGTGAAAATTCTCGAACATTGAATCAGTATTGCCATCATATTTAACATTAAAATCTGCTGTAGCAGATACTTCTCCTACCCTCGCTGCTGATTCAAAACCAGTTACTGTTGGGCCAGAAAACACAACGTCATTCTCTACATTTAATGCAAAATTATTAACAAGCATATTTGAGTGTCCAGCTATTATTCTATCGTCAGCATCCCATGCGCTCATATAGTAATTACTTGAAGTAATTGCAGTATCTACAGCGATTGAAGAGTTTGTTAAATCTGCTGGTAAGCTTCCAGTTTTAAATGTTGCTGAAAATTTGATTCTACCACCTTCAGTCCCTGCATCTCCATTTAAAGACAAGGATGTGCAAAAGCAATCTTTAAACGCCATATCTTTACCAGATGTTGGAGAACTATATATTATAGATAATATTTGATTTGCTGTTTGGTTTGTAGTTGCACTTGTTAGATTTTGCGCTCCACTATTTGCTGCAATTCCATAAGGAACACTATCTCCTTCGGTTATGTTTCCTAAAAGCATATCCATAACTTCTGTTGTAGCTGTGCCACTTACTGAAATTTCCATAACTTTAGTTAATTTGTCTTGAAAGAAATCAGTAGCTTGTAAAACACGACTACCAGTTCTATGTTCTAACACTTGATTTAGATTTAAAGATGGACTTCCTACAGAATCTACATCTACAGCTAGATATGGATTGTCTGGACTTCCACTTGAATCTGGATTTAAAGTTCCCCAATCGTCTTGCATAGCGATTAAAAATTTAAATTGCTTAGGGGAGTAAGCATTGCCATCAACAGCCATTATTTACCTCCTTGGGTTTTAGTTTTTTTCTTTAATTCTTGCTTAATTACTTGCACATAATCCAAAGCAGGCTTTGGTATTTTATCAACTTTAACTTGCTTCCCTGAATTAATTTTTTCTATAAGGCCAGAATCAAAGCCAGAATTATTAAAGCACCATCCTGACTTTAAGCTTATAGGTTTCTCTTTATTTTTTAATTTAATATTCATACTACTCCTAGTCAGTATTTGCTAAGTGTTGCCCTCTCCATACTAATTCGACAACATATTCATTTTCATCTTCTAAACTATTTAAGGTGCTTGACTCAATTCTACAATTAAATACATTAGTAGAGTCTGTTAGAGTCATTGCAATATTATCATGCACCAAAGCTTCTATCCTTGAGGTGTATCTAAGTACATGGTCGAGAGATGATTTCTTTATGTTTTTATCAAGAAAGTAGTAATACATATTAACTGTAAACTCTCTTATCTCGCCATTAACATTATACTCAGTTAGTTCAGACCCTACTGGATCTAATCTTAAAAACTGCGCACCTGCTTGATTGGTCTC